TTTAAATGAGCACTCCATGCCTGAATGTCAGCATCGACAGCCTTTTTTGTATGTCCTCCATCTAAAAAAACAAAATCAAAGAATCTCGCGGGAAACTGTTTGGCTACTTCAACACTTTCTCCGATCTTTATAATTGCACGATCTCCAAAAACTTTAACTTTATCTATTGCAATTTTTTGGCAATTATCAAATTCTTCCTGGGATAAACTTGAAATTGGCCCCCTACGAACCCATTCACCGGGTTTATATGCCTTCCAACGATCCACCATATAAAGGGTTAAGCGAGGCAGAGATGCAAGTAAACGAGCAGACATATCGCCCTTGTAAACGCCAACTTCCACTCCAACAAGGTCTTTGTCTTTGGGTAATTTTTCTATAAGCACATTCCATCGATTCATTTTCTATGATTAAGCCATCCTCGGATCACGCAAGGGGGCAAGCAGACTCACCACTGCTGAAGGTGGATAACCATAGCCAAATCGAGGATCGATTGGATCAACTTTCACCCCCTCACGATTTTGATCCATTTCTCCCAACCAGATTAAGCAGGCTGCCTTAACCTCAAAAGGAACTTCCTCAATTACATGACCATTTTCATCGAAAAAGGTAGCGTTTCCCCCTAAATAATTTCGTACTGCCGCAGAAGCAGCATCTATGAGCAATTCCAATTCTGGTGGCTCTAACTCATACCTTAAATGTTTCATTGCCTCTTCTACCGTTATAAGGCGTTTCATGTTTCACCCCTGGCATCCCGACCCCGTTTGACCGCCAGCCGCCAATCTGGTCCATCTCCCGGCTTCGTTTCTGGATTATCTTTCTGGCATATCCAAAAACTACCCGCATATGTTGCCCCATCTCCTTTTTCAAATTTCACCCCAGACTTATAAGTTCCTCTGTCAATCAATACCGGAAAGGAAAGTGGAAATTCCTTTGTCTTTCCATCTTTAGCGAACTGGAAAATTATATTGCGTTCATCGGACTGGATTATTTCAAGATCATCAAAACCAAAGCCATCGGCCCCATCTTTACCCCGCATCCCATCAATTCCATTCTTGCCATCAATTCCATCCTTGCCATGTAAACCGTTGGTCCCATCCTTGCCATCCTTGCCATCGGTCCCATCTTTACCATTCAGCCCGGCAACTCCATCCTTGCCATCCTTGCCATCAAGTGGATCGGGAATCCGATCAATCGCTTTCTGGAGAATATCCTGAGCACGGCGTTCAAATTCGAGTGCCCATTTAGCTATCTCGCCTTCAAATAAAGTTCGTACTTCCTCGACGGTAACGCTCTTCCCGTTTTCTCCTTTGTCGCCTTTCTGCCCTTGAATTCCAGGTGCGCCATCCTTTCCATGAATGCCATCTTTACCATTAATTCCAGGTAGGCCATCTTTACCATTCAGGCCGGGGTCGCCTTTTTCTCCCTGTTCCCCTGGTTTTCCATCTATTCCCCTTTCTCCCGGAGAACCATCTTTGCCATTCAAGCCTGACTCGCCTTTTTCCCCTCTTTCTCCCGGCTCTCCTCTATCACCTTTTTGTCCTTGGATTCCAGATATTCCATCTTTTCCATTAATACCATCCTTCCCATCTATCCCCTTCTCGCCAGGTGCGCCATCCTTGCCGTCAATACCATCCTTGCCGAGATCACCCTTTTCACCTTTCAGTCCTTTCTCTCCCGATATGCCATCCTTGCCGTTTATACCCGGATCACCCTTCTCTCCCCGTTCTCCGGATTTCCCATCAAAACCCCTCTCGCCACGATCACCTCGTTCACCAGAAGGGCCCGGATCACCCTTATCACCCTTCGCTCCAGATAAACCATTCATTCCCTTTTCGCCTGGAAGTCCAGAATCACCCTTGAGTCCAGGGAGACCATCCTTCCCAGGATCACCCTTCTCTCCACGAAGACCAGGGATAGAAGCCCGATTTTCAATATCTTTAATACGATTGATTAATGGCGTAAATTCTCTCTGCAAATATCCATGAAGCCCCTCAATGAATTTTTCTATATTAAGCATGGAATTCCCCTACCCCTTTGCGGTTCAATATCGACAGTGCTTCTTCAGTTAAGTCTTCTTCGATTGGTGCTGGTGGTGCTACTGGCTTAGACAATGGATTATTTTTATCTCTTTCATCCAAGGCAGCTAAAGAATAGTTTTGTTGCTGGAGATATGGTGATTCTCCCCCCTTGACAGGAGGCAGAGATAGCTTTTGTCGCCCCTCATTGGGGGAAACAAGACCGGCCTTTATGCCTTCGGCTGCCGTCCGCATCTGCAAAACGCTATCCATACGCATCAAATCATCAAGATCAAATTCAGTTCTATATTTAGCGGGAAGATTCAAACCATCATCAAGCAACTGTTCGATTGCTTCGATAAGCCGTTGTAGACAACTGGCATAATAAATTTTATCAAGGACTTCTGCATTATCATAAGTAGGCATCGGACCCACATATATTTTATAGGGCGGAACTTTAAAGATTGAACATATCTTCTCATCGCTCCATTTCAATTGCTCAATCAAATCAGAATCAACAGCCGTTTGAGCCATCGCTTCGTATTTTAGGCCATCACCTAAAACAGCTATTTTCCCCGCATTTTCACCCTTAAATTTTTCATCCCAAGATGCCTTTAACCGATCAGCTGTTTCCTGAGAAATTACACCGGGAGCCGTAAGGACACCTCCAGGACGGGAATTATTACCAAAGAATGCCGCTGAACTTTGTTGAATATTTAATCCCTGAAGTGCTGCAAGATTCCCCGCAAAAAGGGGCGGGATGCCAACGAGGGGATGAAAAAGACACTCCATAGTATCGTGAATAATTTCAGAAGCCGGAGCAGCGGGAATATCCTTATCGACAGTAGCAAGATTGTCCTGATTCAACCCATAGAATACTAATCCATTATCGGATACAAGAGTTCGCACCCTATTGGGGTCTAACACATAGAGGGCGACAACCAATGAACGACTGTCACGCTCTTTTAAAACATATGCATTCCCATAAACCAGCTTACTGATAATCCATTGCTCAATAAACTTCTGGCGGGTTTGGTAAGTATTTGGTTTCCTTAATACGGGGGAGAAGGCGGGGCTTTCAGTTTCGCTCCAGATTCCTTTTTTAAGTTCAGTTAGTCTCAAGCGCAGCTTCCCAACATCGGCGGCTATCTGTGTTATACAGGCATAAACGGTGGGGTGAGAAAGTGCAGTCTCTACACGAAGTTCTACGTCTTGCTGAAAGGCCCCAAGAAAGCTTTCATAAATAATAGGAATCCAACCCCGATCATTAACCCCAGATAAGGATTTCTTTTTCCAGGCTCGATATCTTTGTTTAAGTTTATTAAACATTATTCCGCCTGCATATCGCGCCGTCTATATCTCCGTTTGGGTTTTTCATAATTGGGTAACTCCAATTTATCCGAAGCATTAAATTGTTCTAAATATTCTTCATTTTGTTCGGGTTCAATGATGGGTTTGGGTGAGTCCTTTTTGGCGAGTCTTGAAGCTAAGAGTATGCGGGTATCTTGTTTTTTTAGGGTTTGAAATGAATCTCCTGATTTGAGATATTTTCCATCATACCGGAATTGTTTCCGAGCAATCATTTTGGCCATTTATCACTCCAAGAGTCCGCCCCCGTAGGGGCGGACCTCAGCGGTTGGTTGTTACGAGGATTCGGGTACGTTGGTATATGCAGCGTCATCGATAAACTGCACACAGCCGGACCGTCTTTTGGCAAAGTTAATGGACCGGACGATTTTGATGGCGGTCGATTCCGTTTGGAACATATTCAGAACTTTTCCCGTTGGGGCAGTGGGAGTATGGACTTCTCCTGCCGGGGCATCATTCATTTCAATCGAGGCCTCGCGGCTGATCGAAACAGCAATTCCGTCATCTCCAATGCGGTAAACATCGCTCGGTTTCATGAGGATCAGATCGCCAGATCCAACATTATCTCCGGTAACAACCGGATCTCCGAGAAGGGTTCCACCGTTCTGATTGATTGTCGGAAATTCCGCGATGCCCAGAGCGTTAGTCAGAAGCTGGATGGCCTTGGCCAGAGCTTTATGCATTACAAAATAGAGTCCGCTTGCGTTTTTTGCGGTGATGAACGGGGCATAAAGATCCCGGATATCTGCCCTCAGAGCTGCGGCATCGGTTCCGTTAGTGGCAATGGGAGTTACTATTGCTGGTCCTGAATCTTCATAAAGCATCCCAGACGGATAGACACCGGATGATTGCGCGGTAGCACTCAGGAAAGTTGCATCAATCCTTTGGGCCTGGGCTAAACCAAGAGCATCACGAACGAGAAGTTCGGCAGCGGGGGACGAATCCCGCAGGAGTTCATTCGTCACGATCGCCATCGCAGCGACCTTTAGGGGAGTCAGGGAAACACTCGTAAAAGTCATGGCGGTCGGTGGAATGGCATGGCCTTCACTTACCCAATAACCCGTTCCGATGCCATCTTGTCCCTTAATTGTGACGTGCGCCGGTATCACCCTTAAGGGTAACTGATCAAAAACCGTCAGGGCTTTTAGGTACTCAATAAAATCCCCAGTGTAGCGGCTATCGGCGGAAACCAGGTCCGATGCCCAGTGTGAGGTGGTGCTGGTTCCGCCCGCCACATCTGATCTGATTATTTCCACAAGGGTTGGATTGGTTCTTCCCCACCTTGCTTCGGCAACGGTAAGGGGGGAGATTCCGTCAAGATGAGCAACGGCTTTGGAGATGACTTTGCGGGTAAAATTCTGACCCCTAAAGTCTTCATCCTTGTCCTTTTTCGTAATGACGGTTATTCCCCGGCTTGAAGTTCTGCCGGTTTGATTGTATTCCGGTTCCTTGGCGGTAGCAGCATTCATACACTCAACGGTTTTCTGGCGGACATCGCCATCAAGCTGTTTCACTTCGCTTTCGAGGGCTTCAAATTCCGCACTTTCTTCCTCGGTCCAATCGCGGGCTTCGGTTTTCACCAACTCCGCAATCTCATTCATTCTTGCCGCTTTGGTTTTTCGAGCCTCTTTAAGTTCGGCAAGCTGTTCCTGTAGCGTTTTCATTCCTTTCTCCTTTGGTTTTCCCGAAACGCCGGGGGGGTTTGTTTTTCGGCCTAACGCGGCCAATAATCCTTTATCAATTGACTTGATTACTGTAATGGTAGCCTCGGCATTTGCCGGGATTGTAACAGCACTCAATTCCAACCATTCCCATTTTATAAATCTTGTTCCCCAAGTTCCCTTGATTTCTGCACTTTCAATTTCTTTGAACCCAATGGAAAGACCGCGAACTAATTTGGCTTTAATCATTTGCCATGCTTTTGTTAAGCGATTCTGGAGTTCGCCGGGTTCGTCGGTTTTCGCAATCTCTCCCTCTACCGTGATTCCCGAAGAATTAACCCTTGCGGCCGTAATCCAGCCAACCGGATCGCGGGAATCATGTTGCCAAAGCATAGGGAGGGGAAGTTTGAATTGAGCGCCTTCTGGTTCGACGATATCTCCTAAGCGGTCAGTGGAGGGAGTTGAAGCAACACCGGCAAATTTGCGCTGCATTTCATTGATTGATTTGATCTCTAAGGTGGAATATGCACGGTTCATGGATACCTCTCAGGTCAAACCTATATTGGGGGAATAAAAATTTTTATCCCCTATATAATTGTTTAAAAGGGTTAAGAAG